CTTTTCCTTGCGTGATTAGCCCCGCCGAGGGTCAAATTTACGGTAAATTGCTGAGAAATCAGCTTTTTATAGCACGAAACGGGTTGCAAACCGTGGGAGAGTCTTCGACCGCTCTCCCTTCGTGCTTCTTTATGGTCGAGGAAAGGTCGAAAATGGGAAAGAAAAGAATCTTTTCAGATGATGAACTGAGAGCTTGCGTAGCTGATGGTTTGACGTGCAGACAAATAGCAGAAAAATTTCATTGTGCTAAGGAAACCGTCTACACCAACTGCGGAAAACTTGGGTTAACTCTGGTATATGACATGACTATTCGTAATGCGTCTGAAAAGCATTTGAATTATGTCAAGTCTTTAGAGGAACAACGCAAAAGAACAACCAAGAGAAAAGCAGTATATGCCACTATACGGAAAATGCGAGCGCAAGGCAGTCTGTATGAAGACATTGCTTCTGTATGTGGGGTAACTAAAGATTATGTCATCCATTACTGCCAGAGTCATGGGTTGTCATATTCCGCAAAAGAGATACTGATTGCATCAGGACAGTATCGTGACGATTCGATAGTTTCTGAAAATGTCCGTCAGCTGGACAGAAGCGTTTCGTATATCAGCGGATATGTAAATAAGAATTCAAAGATGATATTGCGGCATGACGCATGCAGACATATTTTTGAAATGTCTTATCATGGCCTATGCCTAAAGCCTGGTGTACCTGTCAAGTGTCCTGTATGTGCAGAAGAGAAACGTGCGGCTAAGCGTCGGCAGAAGATAGCTAAGATGGCCGTGCGTCGAACTTGCGCTTTTTGTGGAAAAGAGTTCCATCCAAAAGGTACTCATAATAGGTTCTGCAGTAAAGAATGTGCTTATCAGAATCAACTTACAAATGCCCAGGAATACCGCGAGTGCAATTTTGTTCCAGAAGAACGGATATGCAAATACTGTGGTAATGCTTTTACTACCCAGTTCAAGGGGATGCGGGATTACTGTTCTGCATCATGTGCAAAGAAAAATGCGCATAATAGTAATTTACGGCAACGAATTAAGTCTAAAGGTCAAGTTATCAATACTGACATTACCCTCCCGAAGCTCTATGAGCGAGACGGAGGGATTTGTTATATCTGCGGTAAAACATGTGACTGGAACGATAAGTGGCTGAATGCTGATGGTTATTGGGTATGTGGTAACAATTATCCATCGATTGACCACGTTGTACCACTTGCAAAAATGGGGACGCATTCGTGGGATAATGTGAGGCTTGCCTGCCGTTATTGTAATTCCATTAAAGGAGCAGATGAAGCGAAGGAGGCGGTGTGATGGCTACACGCAATGTAATTTCAATATCGAAAAAACACCGCTCTAAATCCGACAGAGAGCGCCGAGAGTATGAAGAATCGTTGCTCAATTCAGACGGATTAGATCTGGAGAACATTCCGGCGACGGAGTTTGTCAATGAGACAGCCAAGAAGGAATATGACAGAATCCTGCATCGGCTGAGGGAGGAAGTTGGTGTAGTTGGGAATCTTAACAAGTCCGACCTGCTGACATATGCAAATGGTTATGGCAAGTATATGGATTGCGTTAGGCAGTACCGGAAGAAGGACTTCCAGCTGGTGATTGAGACGAAGAGCGGTCCGAAGGCTAACCCGGTGCTGCGGATGATGGATGAGGCCCAGAGGTGCATGGGAGAGGCTGCAAGGCGGCTTGGCATGACTGTTGACGGCCAGCTTAAGACGGCAAAAGCAAAGGCTGACAAGGAAGAGGCAGAGATGGAGAAGGTGTTCGGCGCTATATGACGAACAAGGAAGAGATTCTGCAGTATTGCCGTGACTGCATAAATGACGTGATTCCGTCGGGCCAGAAACACAAATGGGCCTGTCAGAGGTTTATAAACGACCTAAATCGCATCGGAACGACGGATTTTCCGTATATCTGGGATGAACAGCGGGCAGACAGGATAGTTAAATGGTTCGCGATGCTGAAACACAGCAAGGGCACGCTGGCCGGCACTCCGATTGAGCTGACAGCCTGGCAGAAGTTCAGAGAGTGCCAGATATACGGCTGGATACACCGCGAGACGGGCCGCAGACGCTTCAGGAAGGCCTTCACGGAGGTCGCAAGGAAGAATGCCAAGTCCCAGATGGAGGCAGGCGAGGCGCTGTATGAGCTGGCTGTGACGGCCACGCAGAACCAAGAGGTCAATGAGATATACACGGCCGGCGTCAAGCGGGACCAGTCGAAGATAGTGTTCGATGAGTGCGACTTGATGACGCGGGGAACGCTTCTCCGGTCCAAGTTCCGGTTCAAGCGTGACCGCATCGAGCATCTGAAGACGGGAAGCTTCATGAAGGCGCTGTCGAAGGAAGACGGGAAGAGTGGAGACGGCACGAACCCGGCCATGCTCATCATTGATGAGTATCATCAGCATCCGACTACGGACTTCTACGACCTGGCACTCGGTTCCAATACAAAGGAACCGCTGACATCCATCATCACAACGGCCGGCAAGGACCTGACATACCCCTGCTTCACTCAGGAATATGACTACTGCTCGAAGATACTGGATCCGAATGTGGATGTTAATAATGACGAATACTTCGTCGACATCTGTGAGGCGGATCCGGGCGATGACATCGGAGCTATCGACACCTGGAAAAAGGCGAACCCCATCCGGGCATACTACCCGGAAGGCCTCCAGAAGATTCAGGAAGACTACGATGTGGCAAAAGAGATTCCTGAGAAGCTGATCGCCTTCATGACCAAGATGCTGAACATCTGGGTGCAGGCTAAGCAGAACGGCTACATGGATATGGCCAAATGGAAGGCCTGCGAGGTGAAGGAGCTGCCGATTGATATCAGGGGCAAGCCCGTGTATGTCGGCTTTGATATGAGTGCTAGACTTTTGGCACGCTCGACAGCGATGTCGAGAAAAATGAATTCGGTGAATTCGGTGAAACCTAAACGAAAGATAGCCTAATAGAGGAAATCAAATGGAGGTTTACGGGTACATATACAAAATCACAAACACTGTAAATGGGAAAGTTTATATAGGGCAGACAATAAATGGATTTCGCAAACGGTACGAGCATCGAGGAGATGGTGTAGAAAGAGTTTATCGGTCGCATTTGGCAAGCAAACGTGGCAGGAGAAACTACAATGCGCATTTGCTTAATGCTATTGAAAAGTACGGTTTTGATGCATTCACGGTCGATGAGGAGTATGCGGTTGCTTATTCAAAAGAAGAGCTCGATGCTCTTGAAATAGAATACATTTCAGAGTTTAAGGCAAACACTGATGGATACAACAGTGAAAGCGGTGGAGCTAGCGGTCGACCCAATGCTGAAACAAGAGCGAAGCAAGCGAAATTTGGTACTGACAATCCGTTTTATGGAAAACATCATTCCGAAGAGACACGAGTTGCTCTCAGCAAAATGAAAAGAGGTCAAAACACTGGCTCTGATAATCCAAACTACGGAAATTACTGGAGTGCCGAACAGCGCGAGCACATGAGCAAGATTGCCACTGGCAGACCGAGCCCCAATAAAGGTCGAAAGATGTCAGAGGCGGCTAGACAACGCAATGTTGAATCCCACAAGGACATATGGAAACGGATTCCGCATCCGAGACTGGGAGCACATTGGGATGACGAACACAAACGTCATCAAAGCGAAATTTTGACCGGCAAATATGTCGGAGCCTTTAATCCCAACAGTAAACAGATTATATGTACCACAACAGGTGAAATCTTCCAGACCATTAATGACGGCGCATCAAGATACAGCATTAGCCCTACGGGAATTAGTGCAGTACTGCATGGCAAAAGAAAGTCCGCAGGGAAAATTGATGGGCGCCCATTGGTTTGGGCCTTTGTATCCGTTTGATTCTTTCGCATGGCAATACCGAGCCAAGCCACAGAAAGCATAAGAAGTATGTGGAAGGTGTAGAGACTAAGTGGTGAGCTAATGCAAGCAATAATCCGCACACGAGTGCCGAACATCTCACTGAGATGAAGATATAGTCCGATACTTCGTGAAAACACGGAGAAGCTCAGGATAAAGAGCCTGAGATATAACACTGTGAAAACAGACCTCACGTCTGTGGCGTTTATCGTGCCGTACCAGTCTACGGAGCTAACGGAGCAGGGCAAGTTCGTGGTGAAGTATTGCGTATGGACGCATTCATTCATTCCGACAGCTGACAAACTCCGTGAGCACATCATCAAGGATAAGATGCCATATGATGCATGGGAGCGGCTTGGATACCTCACGCTGACGAACACTCCCATTGTGGACCAGTCAGCGGTTATGAAGTATGTGCTGGATGAGGTTGGAAAATATGACCTCGATGTACAATGCTTGTGTTTTGACCCTGCTAAGCAAAATTGGCGTGCCGCATAGAAATGTGCGGTATTATCATTCGGCAAAATCGGTGAAGACTAAGTTGAAAGAGAGTGACTATGACCGGAATATACAAGATTACTAATGTGATTAACGAAAAGATATATATCGGTCAGGCCATTGATATTGAGATTCGATGGAAACGACACATAAATGATTTAAAAAGTAATAGACATTGCAATCATCATTTACAGAGAGCATGGAATACTTATGGTGAGTCCGTGTTCTCTTTTTCGGTTGTAAAAGAATGCAATGAAGATGATCTTGATCTGCTTGAAGAGTTCTACATTCGAGAGTTGAAGGCGTTTGACCCGGAATATGGGTACAACTTAACCTATGGTGGCGAAGGCGGCCGAAGGACGGAGGAAGTTAAACAGAAGCTCCGCAGGCCCAAATCAAAACCGCGCACAGCTGAGCATTGCAGAAAATTAGGACTTGCTCATATAGGTAAGACTCCGTGGAATAAAGGCAAAAAGACATCTGACGAAGTTAGACATAAGCAGAGTATGGCTAAACTGGGAAAGCCTGCACTCAACCGAAAAGCAGTTCTGTGTATAGACACAGGTATTGTTTATGCCAGTAGTACTGAAGCGGCTCGTGATTGTCATGTCATTGCAACAAATGTCAGAAAATGTTGTCGAGGCGAGCGTCCGCATACATGCGGATATCACTTTCAATATGTTGATACCGAGGTAAACGCATGAATCACGAAAGGTCATGCGTCACCGTAGAGCATAGAGGGTGAATAAATATAATCCCTCCACGAGTGTCGAACACCTTAGCGGTACGGCCGAAGGTGAAAATATATGCCGAACTTATGGGAAACTATAAGAATCATGGGATAAAAAGCCCATGAGATAACAAGTTTGAATGCTTCAAAAATCATGATGGACCTGTCGGATGAAGGCTATGTGGTCGAGGAAGTGTTCCAGAGCCACCGGAGCCTGAACGAAGCCACGCAGGGATTCCGTGAGCAGGTATTCAGCGGGAACATCGCCTACACCCACAACCCACTGCTTAATTATGCCATGAGTAATGCGGTCATCCGCACGAACAATGGCTTAATAAAGATAGATAAGGACGCAAGCACCAAACGAATCGACCCTGTTGACGCGATTCTTGGTGCTTTTAAATTAGCCTTATATCATGACTTCGGCATGGAAGGCTACAGCGACTATGTAAACAGATTCTTGGAGGAACTGGCATGAATGTCTTTGCAAGGATTTATCACGCCATCCGAAACGATGTCACTATGGAATCAGCTGACCTGAATAGCCGGCAGCTGCTTGAATGGCTGGGCATTGACCCGGACCAGGAGAAGCCTGAAGCACTGGCTGAAACGACATACTACACCTGTTTGAAGGTACTGTCGGAGACAATGGGTAAGCTGCCGCTTAAGTGCTACGTCGAGGATGACAAGGGAGGGCGCGTCAGAGCGCCGACAGACAATTCCATCTATCGTGTGCTGATGCGGCCGAACGACTATATGACTCCGGCTACGTTCTGGACCACGATGGAAGCGAACTGCAACCATTGGGGCAACGCTTATGCCTGGATTCAGAGGAAGTATGTGCGGCATGGAAAATACGGCGGGCAGCAGGAGATTGTAGGCCTATGGCCGATGCGGTCCGACTGTGTGACCGTGTATGTGGACAATGCCGGTATCTTCGGATACAAGGGCAAGCTTTACTACCGCTTCACGGATGACCGTTCGGGTGAGACCTATGTCTTCCGGTCCGATGATGTGATACACATCAAGACCTGGCTGACGTGGGACGGCATCGTTGGTAAGTCCGTGCAGGATATTCTTAAGGATACGGTCACGGGAGCTGGGTACAGTCAGAAGTACCTTAGCCGGCTGTATGAGAGCGGTCTTACGGCCTCCAGCGTCCTGCAGTACACCGGAGACCTGGATGAGAAGCTCCGGCAGAAGTTGCAGAGCCGTTACAACGACTACCTGACTGGTGC